CTTGAAAGGGCAGGTACTCACCCCCTATACCCGTTAGCGGTTTTAATGCTAAACTCCGAATGTTGACAACATTCGGTTCAGGGGGTGGCGGTTTTGAAAACCTAACGTGAGGTATTCCTTTCATATGGAATACCCATCGGTTCGTATACCGAGTATCTATAATGGATACCCTGGCATTACGGTTCCGATAACTTGAGTTCGGAATAATTTCCGAGCTAAAGCACGTTCTTGGTTTTCATCTATGGTGTTAGTATTGACAATTGCCAATACTTCATCATAGGTTTTGGTTCAGTGCGAAATAGTATTTACTAGAGTAGCGTTGTTAGCCAAGACCACCTCATGCCGTCTAGTGTTAAATAGACGTTCTGGGCTAAATCCTAACATGGTAGCTTTATCGAAAATTAGTTTTTCCGGTGAAGTAACCATAGGATCTCTCAGATCATCTATTTGACCCTGCAGTTCCTGGTACTGTAATAGTATCAAGGATACTGCGGGGACAGCATGTAGTGCTGATTGAGCGTCAGTACCTTTGTACCCACGAACGAGAGCTTTAAGAGTTTTAATAACTCGTAAGCTTTCTCCGTGAAGTGCAACAAGGGATTTATCCAAAACTCTAGCTTTACATTCAGCGGCAACCATAGTATATCATTGATATGCTCTGTCTGTCGCTTCCGTAAAGCATCCTAGGACAACGGGGCAGATGCTACGTACAAACCGTAAGGATTGTGCGCCTGTATCAGGCCCCATAATTGTTCTAGGCAATAGCAGAAATCTTTCTGCTTTTGTAGCTAATCTTCTGATTAGCCCTAGAGATTCAAATATTTCCTTTATTGCTCCGGGATCCACTTCAATGCAAATATTTCACAAGGCAAACAGATTAATATATTCCTGTGCTAATAGGTAATACTTATTAGACACAACGAATGCATTAATCTGGGCCCCTGTAACATTTACACCCTTGTGGTATCATCTCTTCGCGAATTCGTATGTATCTTTTGATACATGCGTTTTCATCGGAGATATTGATACCCCAAGCGCACTTATCATTGCCTTATACGATTCTGCAACTGCTGTACTTTTGATAACAATATCATCTCCTAGTATGATGTAGTTCGTAAAGTATGGTTTCCCTACTTTCAAAGCTGCCATCGCTACTATGATATGATGAGTAAGAGTGAATGTAGTTCATGAACTATATGCTCCCATCGGCTGTCCTGAGTTATACTTAACGTATTCTTCAGAATAACCTTTAGGTGCATCATATTCATGATCTACCATCAACCCTTCTCACGCTTTTGCGTATGTATCATTAGTTAACATACCGACAACCATTCTCTGTACAGAGATTGGAAATCGATCTGTAGCAGCTGTAAGATCGAAAGAATAATACGGTTCATCATCGTCCGTAAATTTATGCGATACGTCTCTTTGATTAAAGGTACAATCACTCTGAATACCTTTTAAGATGTTAAATATAACATCTGACAAAGGTTTAAGAGCACATTGTGTTCAATAATCTTGGATGGCGATTAGCCTAGATTTACGTTCTGGGGCATGTACAATACTTAATCTTCTCATTCTTCTTTCAGAATTAAATTTTGAAAGTAGTTTTGAGTCTTTTAAATATTCTATTATGCTTTCCATATTAAGTTCTTTTAGACTATTCATCGCTTCTACAAGTTTCATTCCTCCTACGATTTCTATCTGTTTTCAGATAGCATCCGGGAGTGAGTGAACTTCAAGTAACGATGAACTCAGAGCCAGGGTATATATACCCGACTTTGTTGTCATAAAGTACTTATTAAATGATGGGTTTATACCAGTTGGTAGTGCAAGCATCTGTCACACATGTGGCAGAAAAGTTTCGAATTCTTTTATAGATTCGGGACTTGCTTGACTATCATCTGTTATAGTATTCAGTGGCGGGTTATAAGGTGAACCTGGCAATGCTCTTGAGATACAGAGCATCGTTAGAAGTAGCCGTATATTATTCGGCTGTGGATCTAGGATAAGGTCTTGCAGACAACCCAGCATTTTGGGTAGTCCAAGTCTATTTATTCCGATAATTCTATCAGCTTTATAGACTGGTTGGCCACAAAGATATCGTGTAACCAATAATCTCATATATTTTATATCAGATATTGCTTTATCGACACCCTGTGTGTCTACTAGTTTCTGCACTGTTTTAAATCAGTACAGAATATACTTATCAGCGTTATGAACCTTTAGAAACCATTTGTTAATTGCTTTTGTCAAAGCAATGAATACTTGATATCTAATTGTGTTTGTAGCGTTGTTACTATTAACTTCGCCCGCATACGTATTTTCCTTTTTAAACGTTAAGGCCAGGTTAGGGTGCTAGCCTGTTGGCCATTCTAGGGTATTCACCTAGTAATTTATTATTAGAGATACATAGAAGGACAGCGGCGAACGGTAAATCCAGTCGGTTTGACCCGGGATATTTGTAAACCGTGGGAATTAGTCATTCCCACCAATGAGGTGAG